GAACTTTTCCAAAATCGCACTAGCTTTAGAATAATCCGCAGGGATAGGCGACTTTACCGAAGTATTAACGTTTTTCATAACTTTCTACCTTTCTTTAGTTTCGTTTAAGCGGCAGTTTACCGCCCCTATAATATAGTAAAAAAGGTTCAAGAATAAAAGCGCAAAACGCCCAGAGAATTAGAGTCAATCAAACAATGAGTCAGTCAAACAAAGTCCCCTACTGAAACAGAGTTTCAGAGAAGTCAGTCAATCAATACGAGCAGCAAGTGATGATGAAGGTGGTGTCTAGCAGTCAGTCAGTCAGGGTCAGAGGATGATGAAAGGACGGTCATTGCTGACCGTCCTCGCGTCGTGATTAAGCGTAAGCGATGTATCCTTCTTCCATCAAGTCTTTGCGATAGAATGTATAGATACGCTTTGGTGACTGAACAGTCTTGAGACCGTTCTCGAGAAGCGCACCAACAATCTCAGACTGCGATGCAGTACCACCGAGAGCTTCGATAGTGTTCAGAATGATAAGTGCCTGAGCTGGCAGTTTACGATTAGGAACAGTTTTGGTGACCAGTGTCACCTTGCGACCATCGAAACCCTTGGGAGCTGGGGCAGGGATACCAGAATTACCAGCTGGGTCAACAGGTGCAACTTTCGTGACAGCTTCGATAACTTTTTTGGCAGAAGCTCCAGGGAAAGTGACTTTCTTAACAGTAGCCTTTTTGGAAGTGGCTGTCTTCTTTTCGATTACTGCGGTCATAATAATGATCCTTTCTAATGCAGTTTGCGGTAAGGCGACCGCCTTACTCATGAGTATAATATAGTATAGTAGGACGAAGAAGTAAAGTACAAAATAAACAATATAATGACTACTTCCAGGCGCGAGTCAATCAGTCAATCAGTCGGTCAGTCAAACAAAGCTGCCTCAATAACAAAGGCCAATCAGTCACGGAACGGTGTTCGAATGCTTTTGATGATGAAACCCCATCCTTTGATAAAGACAAAGCAGAATTCCCTGTATGTAACGTAATTGCTTTTTGTTTTGAATTGGCAACCATTATCCATGAAACACCGCCAGCGTTAGCTCGCCTCATATGCCAAGCAATTTGAAAAGGAGTCAGTGAAACAACATCATTTGTTGTACATTTAAGTTCGATCCAAAATTCGTAACCGCCATAACAACCATTAACGTCAGGGACTCCCTGCTGTAACGCTCCCGTCTCGATCCTCTGCCAATGAACCCTGGATAAATTCGTCTTCATCGCTTGATATAATTTCTTTTCCGTCTGATACATGTTCCACCGTTTTTATGTTGCTACCGTCAATTAGTTCCTGTAACTTTGATATTAGTTCTTCGTCCGACATACTTTCGATCTTGTTGACCGTTACTTCCTTCTTCTCTACATATAGTCCCGCCACCTTTCCCCGAGAGATCTCTGCTGAGATAGCGGAGGATATTTGCCCTGAATCAGCCGCTTCATCGCGTAGACGGGAAAGTTCAGTAAGATGGGATTGCATAGAGACTGAAGCACGTTCTCGTTCGCGAGTCATTAAATCTATGATATGATTACGGATGAGCGGATTTCTGCGAAGTAGAGCAGATCCTTGGGCTTTCGCACCAAATTTATGTTTTGTGAACCCAGCGCGTCGAGCCGCTTCAGCTCCAGACATTCCTTGAATATACAGTTGGCAGAACTTTTTATGCCTTGGCGATAATGGACGGTGTTTCTTACCGTCTGGTGTTATCCAGTAATTACCGCATTCTGATGGTTCAGTTGGCGTATACTCAAGGGATTCTAATGTTGTTACTTCGTTAGCCAAAATATGTTCTCCTAGACATAACAAAGTAAACATACCACTAAATCTTACCGACCGCAACAATGTATATTCCTAGTGAGAAATTTATTTCAGTATGAAAAAGTGTCCCGCGACGTTTAATTGGAGACTCAGTTATCATAACTGCTAAACACCTTGTCATCGCATGAAACCAAGGAAAAAGAACCACTTACAAAGAAATTATGACATTATGACTTTATGATGTCACTTTACACCAACGACACACTAAAACCTGTGGGGATAACATTCTTTTAAAATACGAGTCAGTCTAACAAAGTCCAAGGTAAAAGAAAGAGGAGCCGAAGCTCCTCGAAATTAGAAACGAACCCAACCGTCTTCGATATGTGGGTCATTATCAGTTTTAACATCTTTTTCCGAAAACCTAACAAGACACCATTCTTCTTCGTACATTTGCTCGAGTTCTTCTTCAGAGATAGAATAAGGAGAATGGTCGACACGCCATTGAACAGCTTCAGCAACCATATCGTAGGCATAGTCTTGGGCATCATAATACGAACCGAAAGTTTTAATATCCGGATCGGGGTCGAGCGAATCAGCGTAGATAATTACAGTATATTCTTTAGTCATGAGAAATACTCCTTTAATGCATTTTCTAAAGTTTCGGGAAGGTCACACAATTTACCTATTGTATTGCCTTCATCCCCTTCGTCGAGAAGAAATACTTCTAACGAATAAAGGTCGATGTATAAACCATAGTGATTTTCTGGCCACTTTTCTTGGTCGTCGAGTTCTCTAACGAACATACCAACGCCATAATCGGGAGGGACGATACCCATAAATTTAATCATAAAATCGGCATCGTCACGAAACGCATAAAGAACTTTATCCATTATTTCCTCCAATATGGTTAAACATACCGAGTAGTCCAAAAATCAAGACTACCGTACCGAGAGTAAAGAGCATTCCTGCGAAGTATGGGACGCCTAGAAGGACGTCCCAAAGGGCAAATGCTGAGTAGCAAAGAAATAGCCCGATCATCGTAAAAGTGAAATGTAGATAAAGCATTAGCTCGCCTCCAAGACCATATTACCAACCCAAACCCAATCTTGGTCTTCTTCGGGGATATTAGCATAAACCGACATATCAGTAATATCGACAGCGATATAAATTTCGTCGGCTTCAAGTGGGTGACGCTCTTTTAGCCAATCGAGATGTTTTAACCAAAGACCGTGAAATGTGTCAGCTACTTTTTTATCATCAAGAAAACTAAAACCGCCGTCAATATAAGTACGTTCACGAGTTTCAGTGTTTTCTGTATAAAAATAAAAATTAGACATGATTTTTTCCTTTCTGTTCAGCTTCGCGCTTCATAAGTTCATCGTATTGGTCATCAACACACTCAGAACACGCAGTAGGTTGATCTAGCGTATCGGTGAGGATAGCGCACTGGTCGCAACCCTCGACAGGGACGGCAACAATATGAATAAATGCTTTAGAAGAAATAGTAGCCATAATCTTGTCCTTTCTAAATGACTCCGGCGACGCTATTACCGCCCATATTTAATATAGTATAGAACGCTTACGAATAATATAACAAAATAATGAAAATTCCCAGAGCCGCAACTACAACAGCTCTGGGAACTCCACAAGAAAGGAGGGCATTTTTAGATGTACCCAGCATCGTCTTGTTATGCCGCCGCGTATTCTAACGCTTTGGAAAGAGCTTTGGCTTTTCGGTTAGCCCCTGCTCCAAACCATGCGCTATGAAGGCTATTACCTTCTGCGTTTGAACGGCGATGGTGGTCTTCGATATACGTTACGCCATTTAATGCACCCCACCAAGTACCCTTCGCTGATTTAAGTGTAGCCCCAGGAGAAAGGTCGACGGACGAAAGAACCATTTCTGCTGTACGGTTAAACTTTTCTTGCATAACAAACTCTGCGTCATTCGTAGCTTTCGCTTTTTCGATAAGTAACGCTGGCTGATAAAGTTCAGCGATATAGTTCATTATACTTTCGGTTTTGAATGGCCTAGATGCAAGGAACTCGGCTTGTTCTTTAAACTCCTCAACGCGTCGGGCTGATAACCCAAGAGCTTCTTCAGCTGTTTTACGAACGTCCATATCGAAGTCACGGATATGTGGCATACGGAATGCCGCACCGCCGTCTTGAAGAGCCATAGTTAAAGTATTATTACAGACGACACGAATAGGCGTGAACTTAATAACCATCGCTTTACCATTAATATGTGGTTGATTAATAAGCAAATAACCTTTAACTTCATCGTCACCTGCGAGACGGAAATCGGAAGCGATCTTTGCAAGCCCCCAGATCTCAGAACCGCCACGAAGCGAACCAGCTGTTTCCATAGTCATATGACCAGCGTCAGTAAACTTCTTGAAGAAGTCGAAAATTTCGCTGTTTTGGATAGGTACATAGTCGTCGCCGCAATGGGATAAAACTTTGTTATCGCTATCGCGAGTAATAAAGTGGTGACCGTCGGCAACCATGACACCTACACCTTCGTGCCATGTGGCTTCATCGAGGGTATAAGCAGGACGTTTAGATACTGTCCAATCGAGGGATGCGGCTTTTTGCATCTCTGCAGGTGTTAAGTTAGGATCAACTTCTACACCAAGTTTATGCCAAGGCTTATTGCCTGTCCAAGCCATCGTTTCAATATTATGAGCCATGATGTTACTCCTTTCTGGCTAAATCACCGATACCGTTATCGGGTAATTATAATATAGTAAACAAAGTAAATGAATACTATAACAAAATTATGATGGTTAAAAATCCATATCCTCGCCGTCAACAGAGACGCTCACGATATCACTATCAGCAAAATACGTCCCGCCATCAGATAATTGAAACCATTCCATCGCTTTAGCAAAGGCTTCTTTTGGTGATGAAGCCTCTACCGTTAAAATGTTATCAACGAGTTCGGTAATTTCGACTGTATATTGTTTTTCCATTAATGCCACCAATAAGGGGCAGGACGACCCCTCTCCCATACTGCTTCGCTACCGTCTTTAAACGTGCGCTTTTCATTTATGTAATACGAACGATACGCTTCGATATGACAATCATCGTGATATTCTTCTGGCATACACTTCGGCGGTTTTGTATAGTCACGCATCCAACTATTGTGGTCATAACTGTCCGAAAGCGATGGTGGAAGAACCGAGAGCGTATCAGCGATAGTTTCGGTAGCGTGAGGTTGACCGTTTTTAAACCCACGGTAATGGAATTCTTCAATTAAGAACATTAAGTGGCAATACGCCCATTGGTAATTATTCCCAGTTTCACGAACCCATACCGTCATCGGATGGTTTATATATGCTTGTTTATAGACTTTATCTTCAACAGGCGAACCAAGGATACGGTGTGCTGTAGAAAGCATTTGACCAGTTTCGAGGATCATCTTCGGGATATGTTTATCACAAAGCCAACGAGCCGCGAGATCAGGACTAACATCCAGATGAAATATATTCATCGACTATCTCCTTTTTAATAGAACCATCTTCTTCAACGAGTGTTTTTCCTATCTTTGCGTCATTCATTAATGCTAGACGGAAAGGAATAACGACATGGGTATTACACCCATCACAACAACGACTATTGTTAATCGGCCAAGCATTATGACCAGCGTACCAATCGTTATGATGTATTTCGATAGGCGCAGTACAAATAGAACATTCACGCGGTATTATTTTCATAACCACTTCCTTTCTAAATCACGAATTTCATTAAAGATACGACGTTCCCAAGCAGAAAAAGCCAAACTATTTTCATTTTCTTCTTCTATTTCATAAAAAGTAGCCATACCTTCTTCGTTTACCATTTGTAAGAGTCGCATTTCTGTATCAGAT